AGCGACCGCATGGGCCTGAACCTGCTGAGCGCCAAAGAGGGCTTCCGCACGCTTACGGGCTCGATGATGGGTACCAAGCTGCAAGGCGAGGGCACCCGCAAGATCTTCGAAGACGTGGCCACCGCCAGCACCGTGATGGGACTGGACGGGGAAAACGCCAAGGGGGTGTACCTGGCACTCGGGCAGGTCATGAGCAAAGGCAAAGTGCAGGCCGAAGAATTGCGGGGGCAAATCGGGGAACGCATTCCGGGCGCCTTCAAGATTGCGGCCGATGCCATGGGCGTCAGTCAGGCCACGCTGAACAAGATGATGGACGACGGCAAGCTGATGTCGGAAGACTTCCTGCCGAAATTCTCCGCTCAGCTTCGCAAGGTATTCGGGCCCGGCCTGACCCAAGCACTTAATTCCCTGCCGGCGCAGCTCAACCGCTTCGACAACGAATGGCTGAAAACGAAAACGGTGCTGGTGGAAGCCGCACTGCCAGCCGTCATGGAAATTATGGGCAACGTGCGCAGCCTGATGGTGGTCGTGCGCGACGGCACCCGTTTCGTGCAGGAACACAGTACGGCGTTCAAAACCCTAGGCCTGGTGCTCACGCCGATTGTGGCCGGTATGCTGGCTTATAATACCTACGTCAAGACGGCCGCGATCGTGACGGAACTGTGGGCCTCGGCGCAAATGCTGCTGAACGGAGCCATGGTGCTCAACCCGATCGGGCTGATTGTCGCCGGCGTGCTGGCGCTGATTGCGGCGGTGGTGTACGCCTGGAATAAGTTCGAAGGCTTCCGGGGCTGGCTGTATGGATTCGCGGAAGGCGCAATGCAATTGTTCCGGGGCCTAGGCAACGTCATCGCTGGCGCCTTCACGATCGACCCCGTGCAGATTGCCCGGGGCGTGGAGCAGCTGACACGCATCACCCAGAAGTACCGCGAAGGTTACGCCAAGGGGGTAGCTAGCTTCGGTGCAGGTGGCAATCAGACGCCAGACGCCAAAATCGCACCCAGTGGCGCGCCTGGTGGTGCCGCTCCTGGTGCGGGCGTGGGCCTTGATACGGCCAAGGGGAAGAGTGGTGGCGCGACCGGTGCGGGTCGCGGCGTGACCAACATCACGATCAACATCCACCAGCTAGGCCAAACCACGATTCACGCCTCTTCGGTGCGGGAAGGAACGCAGCAGATGAAACAGCACGTGCACGCGGCGCTGATGGAAGTTTTGAACGACGCTAACGCCATGACGGCCTCTTCCTGATGACTGACTACTCTCGTCTGGCAACGGCAGCCACGCGCTATGCGCCCAACCCTCCGGGGATGGATTACGCCTTCAACATGCGGCAGCTTGCCGCGACAGCGTTCGGCTACGAGTTCAACGCTAAGTACAGCCTGCCCCAGCAGCAGCAGCCGGAGAACCGTCCCCCCGACGTGTACGGCACCCCGTTGCCGCCGGAGGTCGAAGGCACGGGCCTGCTAGGCCTGCCCATCTTCACCCGGGTGACGTTTCCCGCCAACGCCTTCCGGGGTGAAGTTATCCTGGATGAGCCGATCGTCGAGGTGAGCCGCGAAAAGCTCATCATCACGACCGACATCGCGGGGCGCGACGGCTCGGTGAAAGAGTACATCAGCAACGGCGATTACGCCGTCACGATCAAAGGCATCCTGGCGTCTGATCCCAAAGACGGGCAATACGCCCGGCGCTACCCAACGCGCGAAGTGCAGCGCCTGAAAGCGCTCATCAACGTGCCGGAGGCCTTGCCCGTCACGGGGCGGCTGTTTCAACTGCTCGGCATTCGCAACCTGGTGATCAAGGGCGAGTCCTGGCCCTGCCTGCCTGGCTTCACCAACCTGCAGGCCTACGAGCTGCGCTGCTTATCCGATGAGCCGATCGAGCTATCAGTCAATGGCCTGGCCGTGGATCCGCTGGCGTCACGTCGTGTCACGCTTAACCCTGTCAGCTGATGCTACGCCTAACGAGTCATATCACCATTGGCAAGCTGGAGATGGATTTCGTGAACGATATCCAGATCGAAAGCTCGTGGCAAAACCTGACGGACACCTGCACCATTCGGCTGCCCCGAAATGTGCAGGTGCTCCGGGGTGGCTTGCTGCCGGATCTGATCAAAGTCGGCGACCGGGTGATCATCCGCTACGGCTACGATGATGAGCTCCGTACGGAGTTCACCGGCTACGTGGTGGGCGTGAAAACGGGCCCGCCGGCGGAGATCCAGTGCGAAGACGACATGTGGCTGCTGAAGCGCAAGCCGATGACCAAAAGCTGGCGCTCAATTTCGCTGCAAAGTTTACTCGAGTACGTGCGCCAGCAAGCCGGGCAGAGCTTTAAGATTCAGACACTGGGATCCACCGACCTCGGCAAGTTCACCCTCGACCAAGCCACGGGCGCGCAAACGCTCGATGCGCTTCGCAAGGACTACGGCATCCGGTGCTTCTTCCGGGAAGGCGTACTGGTGGCCGGCGATCCTTACCAGGCAAACGGCACCCCCAAGCGCTACGTGCTGGCTTTCCGCCAGAACGTCGTTCGCAACGACTTGCAGTACGTGCGGGCCCAGGACGTGCGCATCAAGGTGCGCGCAATCAGCCACGTGGAAGGCGCCAAGCGGGGCCGCAAGCGCATTGTCAAGGAGCTTGGCGACGTGCTCGACGGGGAGTTGCGCACGCTCAATTTCGTGGGCGTCGGAGAAAAGGAGCTGGAGGCCCGGGCGAAGGCAGAGCTGTCCCGGCTCCGCTTCGATGGCTACCGCGGTACCATTACCACGTTCGGCCTGCCGGCCGTGGAGCACGGCGACGTGGTGATCATTCAGGATCCGGACTACCCGGAGCGCGCCGGCTCCTTCGCCGTCGATAAAGTCAGCAAATCATTCGGCACCGGTGGCAGCCGGCGCACCCTTACCCTAGGTCCAAAAGCATGAGCAATCTGAAAGAAGCCATGGAGCGATTCAACGCTCAGCCCATCACGGTGCTTAGTGGCGTCGTCACGCAGGTGCGACCGGACGAAGACACGTGCGACGTGCTGCCCGACAATGGCAACGCGGAAATGCTCGACGTGGCCCTGCTCAACGGCATCTATCCGGCGGAAGGCGCCCAGGTGCTGGTCGGCGCAGTGGAGGGGCGGCGCACGGATGCTTTCCTGATTTCGGCCGATCGGATCACGCACTACCGCATGGCCACCGAGAAAGAGGACGCGCTGAGGTGGCTGCTGGATCTGCTCACGGCCTTGCGCAAGCTCACCGTCACCACGCCCGCCGGCCCCTCCGGCGTGCCGATCAACCTAGCTGAGTTCGAAGCCCTCGCCCAACGGCTGCAAAACCTATTCCGCTCCTAGCCATGGCACTAAACACCCCCCAACTAGAAAATGCCATTTTCGATCTGCTCAGCGACCAGGCGGAGCGGACGGAAAACCCCGTGCAGGCACGGCGCGATTTCGCGCATCAACTCGCGGTGGCCATCACGACGCACATCAAAACCGGCGTGGTAACCACGACTGGTTCCGCTAGCGCGCAAACGGGCAAAATCGAATGAGCAAGGCAGTAGACTTCTTACTCGACAACTCCTACGACCTAGGTTTCACGCGCGGTGATTTCGACCTCGGGGAAAGCGATCAGCAGCACCTCGACTTGTTGCTGCTCACTGGCCAAGGCAACTGGCGCCAGGATCCCGTCGTCGGCGTGGGTCTGCCGCGCTACCTGCTGGCGCCCTACGGTGCTATCCAAGTGGCCGCGCTCAGCCGCGACGTGACGATCCAGCTGGAGCGCGACGGCTACCAGGTACTCGAACTCGACCTGAGCGACCTAGGCGCCGCGGTCCTTAACGCGGAACGGCTATGATCGTCAGCGACGGACAATCACTACTGGATGTGTGCCTGCAGGAGCTCGGCAGCATCGATGCCGCTTTCGAGCTGGCGGACGCTAACGGCATCGCCGTGACGGACCCGCTGAAGCCCGGGCAACTGCTCACCATTCCGGCTTCCGTAGCCGGCCGCCCGGAGGTCGTGGCCTATTTCGCCAGCCGCGGGCAACGCATCAACACCGGCAACTACGTGGATCGGCCCTTGCCGGTACCGATTGCCAAATACTTCCACCACGATTTCTTCAGCGCTACTAATTACGCTTAATGGGACAGTACGCAGACGCTTTGCTCGCTAGTGCGCAGAGCCTTATTCCGACTACGCCAGCCACCAGGGAAGAAGATTTACTGACGGGCCCGGAGCTTCTTGCGATCATCGGCAAGATGCACAGCGCGGTGGCTTTCCTGGAAGGCCTGCAGCGCGGGGCTAAAATTCTGAAGGGAACGACGGCACCAGGCCCAGGCATCGGCCTGGACGGAGACGCTTATTTCAACACGACCACCCGCGACCTGTATGCCTCGAAAGAGAATGGGGCGTGGGGCACGCCCACATCGCTGAAGGGCAAGGACGGCAAGGATGGGAAAGATGGCGAGGATGGGGAAGATGGCAGCAACGGGAAAGATGCCTATCAGGAATGGCGTGACCTCGGCTACATTGGCACCAAGGCCGATTTTATCAATTGGCTGAAGGGCAAGGATGGCGTCGACGGGGAAGATGGGGCGCCAGGCAATACGCAATACTGGCAGAGCTACGCGCCCACGGTCGAACTTTCCAGCCGTGCTGGCGACGTGTGGATACACACGCTGAGCGAAGAAAAGTATGCGCTCTACGAATACCTAGGTTCAGAACTCAATGGCGTGGGTGCGCGGGTCGGTTCGTGGCGCAAGCGCTTCGTCACACCAGGTGGCGGCATCGCCGCGGTGCTGCCAGAGCAGAACGATACCACCGTGGGCAAAGTGCTCACCAGCGACGGCAAAAAAGCTAGCTGGGAACAAGGTAACGGAACTGGGACGGGCTTGCCTCCGCAATCCGCCACCACCGAAGGCAAGTTTCTGCGCTCGAATGGCACGCTGGCCACCTGGCAAAGCATCAGAGCCTTTGAATCAGCGTCGATAAATGCCAACAACCTGATTTTGACCCGTGGCGACGGCACCAACCAAAGTGTGCCGCTGCCAGGGTCAACGATTACCTACGCGGCGGCTATTGCCTGGACGGCTACCGATTCGCGTAGCATCAAAGAAGTGGTGGAGGCGCTGAACACGGCGGCGCTGACGGCGACGCGGGTGCAGAAGGAACGCATTGACGCGCTGCTCTCCGGAGCGCCGGAAGATTTCGACACGTTCTTCGAAGCCTTCACGAACTGGACGGCCGACCACCAGCAGATCAGCAACATTCTCGATACGCAGGCCGCGCATGGGCAGCAGCTCAACGCGCTGCTGACTTATATCCCGGCCGGTACCAATGCCTCGGATAAGAAGCTGGTAAACGAAGCCAGCACCAGGTTGCTGCCGGCCGTCACGGCGGCCAACAACGGCAAGGTGCTGAAAGTGATGGGCGGCGTGTGGGGCCTAGGTGATGACAACGGCAACGGCAGCGGGGGCGTGGCACAGAACGCCTTCCGGCGCATCGTCTACCAGGCTACCGCCTCCGGAGCACAATCCATTCCGCTCGGGGGCACGGACGTGCTAGATGTGTTCGTTGCCGTGCTGCCCGTTGGGCTGGATAATTTCACCACGTTGGATAATTACCCAGCGGGGAAAATGACCATCCAAGGTGATCAGCTCGTGATCACGGAGGCCGGCAAGATTCAGAAAGATGACGTGCTGATCATCCGCGCCCTGGTCGGCAACATCGTGGGCGGTGGCGGTGGGGGCACGCCCTACGATGATGCGCCCATCAAAGAGCGCATCACCGCGCTGGAAGGTACGGCCCCAACTGCTGATCAAAAGTCAGCCCTAGGCGGCGGGGCCTACTACGCCAACAGCCTCAACCCTTACACGACGCAAGCCGCCCTGGATGCGCTGATCAAACGGGGTTCGGGCAGCAACAGCGTTGTGCTGTTGTCTGGCTTCAGCTTCACAACGGTGACGGGTGCCTTTGCCTTTTCCGCTGGCCGGGAAGGGGATGCCACGGCCGCGCACGCTTCCGTGATTGGCTACTCGAACCGCGCCCTTACCAATAGCTCGTTTGCCACGGGTCACGTGACGGAATGCCGTCCCAACGGTCGGGGGCCTGATGGGACGTGGGGACAGTACGCGGGTGGTAGTGGAGCTGGTCGGAAAACAACGCTGGTGGCGGGCTCCAAGCCGATCATTAGCCAAGGGCAGAGCGCCTTCAACCATAGCACCAATTTCGGTGATCAGCCCGCTGACCTAGGGGCAAGAGCTGACTACAGTGGCATTCTCGGGGGCGTCAATGCGGACGTGCCGGAAGGCTGTGACGGGGTGGTGCTGCTTGGCTCTAACTACTCCCGAGTCCCGACCAACACCAAGCCCGATGGCTCCGGCACGCCAGTGCGCTACATGGCTGTGTCGCCTCAATTCATGGTGCTGCAACCGGGTGGGGCCGTTTGGCTGCCCGCGCCTAACGGCACCTTCGGAGCGATCACGCTCAACAATGACATGAAAATCTGCCTCAACGGCGTGCCCATTCACTAATTCCACTTCCTATGGCTCTGTCCAAAGACTCCGCTATTTTTCTCGATTTCGTGAAGATGTTCATGCAATACCTGCTCGATCATCCCGAAATAGGCAGCTTCGACCCTACCATCATTACGGGCGGCTCCAGCAAAACGATTGCCCAACTCGTAACCGAGAAGGAAGCCGCTGGTACAGCCAGCACCCAAATTGCCACGTTACGGGGTGGTTTTATGGGCACCCTAGCTTCACTGGTGAGCGACCTGCAAGGGCGTGCCACCACGGCCCAAGTGGATGCCCGCATTCAGCAAGTCGTAGGAGCCGCGCCCGCTGCTCTCGATACGCTCGTGGAGCTAGCCGCGGCGTTGACGGGCAACCAGGATGCCCTAACAACCCTGGTGGGCACGGTGGCGGGCAAAGAAGCAACGGGGGTGGCCGCTAACCTTGTCAACCTCTTGCGGGGCGGCTACGCGGGTACCCTAGCGCAGCTGGTAACTGACGTGCAAGGGCGCGCCACCTTGACGCAGGTGGATAGCCGCATTCAGCAGCTCATCGGGGCAGCACCGGCCGCGCTCGATACGTTGGCTGAGCTTGCCACGGCGTTCACTGGCAATCAGACGGCCATCGGGGCTGTGATTGCCAGCCTGGCTGATAAGGTAAATGCCGTACCAGGTAAGGGGCTGAGCACCGTGGACGTGACGCCCGACATGCTGGTGGACAAATCACCCGATGGCAAGGTGGATGAAGATGCCCTACCCGACCTATTCCTGAATGGGGATCAGTTGGAGCAAGTGACGGTGGTGGGCACGGATGGCGTGACGCGCCGCATCTTACAACTGACGGCTTCCTTCATTGCCTCACTCGGGGGCACCGGGGGTGGGGGCACGACGCCCCCAGCGGGCCTAGCCAACAGTATTGAGGAAATCGTAGCGACCAACCAACAGCCCAGATTATCGATGGTGAACGACGTGCTGACGTTCAGCAGTCCCAATGATAGTATTCCTTTGGCGATCACCGAAACAGGTGGCACGGCTCCTTACACGCGTGTGTGGACGAAGACTAGCCCTGATGGCTCTGGCTTTTGGGATAATAACAACACCTCAGGCAATACGGTGTCGCTGCTTGGCATTGGCAAGAACGGCCCCTGGAGTATTTCGTGCGAGACGACGGATAGTGCGGGCACCAAAAAGACGTCGACGCTCAACTTCACCGTGGTAGGCTATGGCGGCACGGGTGGCGGTGGCGGTGGCACGCTGGAGGGCACGATCGTGCCACGCAGCAAATCCAGCATCGGGGCACCTGACAACTCCATCGACTTCCTGATCAGCGTGAAAGGTGGCACCCCGCCCTACTCGGCTAGCTTCTCGAAGACGGGTGCTAGTGGCTCGTCAGGCGGTGAACCCTTCACCGATAGCGGTGCAGGCTTCCCGGCCGCTGGCTACACGGGTTTCCGCTCCTACGTGCACAGCGTCAACGTCAGTGGCAATTATGAGTCGGTCGTAACGGTCAACGACAACGCGGGCAACTCGAAAGAATTCCGCATTGGTTTCACGGTTAGCGGCTACTAAATGGAACTCCAAAAAATAAAATTAGGCCGCAAGCTGGTGGCTGCCTCCGTGGGGGTGGCCGTCAGCACGATCTTCCTGTGGCATAGCACCGCGACGGCCCTGCCCAGCGACGCGCTTGCCCTGCAAGGTCACTTCAGCGCTACTGCGCAGTTTTTCTATAAGTCGCCCGTGCAGCCTGCGCCTCAGCGGGTGTACCCCTTTGCCATGGGCGGCGTCACGCTGCAAGCGGCGGGCAGTGCCATCCTACAGATGCCGCAGTCGGCTGTCTTCGAGCGCTACGAAGTGTACGTCAAAGACGGCAACGAGCTAAGCGCCTCGGTGTTCGTGAACCGGGCCGAACCGTGGTTTCAGGATGCAAAAGAAATTGTTGCCGGCGGCACACATCGCATTTGTGGCCGCAACTTGCTGCTCACGCCTGGACTTTCGCGGGTGTGGTACAAACCCGTCGCCGGCGGCACGGCCGTGGCGGCAACGCCAGTGGCCTCGACCTCGACCGAACACTACCTGGAAGTCACAGTACCCGGCCTCAATCCGGGTGCTTACACCGTATCTGTGTCGACGGGCTACGGCAACGACGAACGCCAGGCGCTAGAAACGACCGTGACGGTGCTGGCACCTGGTGCGGACACGTTGGGCCTAGGCTACCGGGTGCCGTTCGCGCGCAAGTATGACTACGGGGCGAACGTCTACGACATCCGCACGGATAGCCGGCTAGAGAAGCGTCACAATGGGGATGGCAGCGACGCGGTGGACGCGATTAACAAGGCGCTGACGCTGGCCGGCAACGCCGTGGTGAATGGCGTGCGCGGGGGCGTGGTTCGGCTCACGGGCGCTGGTAAGCGCTACCTGATCAACGGCGGCATCACGATTCCTAGCTATGCCGCGCTCCAGTGCACGGACGGGGCAGAGCTGTACACCAGTGGCAGCCAACCCGGCTACGCCAACGCGCTGAACAGCTACAACACCGTACGCGCCGGCCTGCTAGACATTAACTATGTCAACTATAGCAACACCAGCACGGTGCGCCCCCACCAGAATGCCAGCTTCAACGGCTGCACGGAGTTCCTGATCAAAGGGGGCAATTACAACCTAGGCGAAGGGTTGCGCCTCGACATGCGCGACTGCACGCGCCCAGTTTGGCTGGATGTGAAAATCCAGCAAGGCATCACGCCCAACATCGATGCGCGCCAAGGTCCAGTGCTGCTGTTAGGCTGCAAAGACATCCTGCTGTACAGCAACGAAAATTGCCCAGTTGATTATAAGGTGGGCGCGTGGTCGATCTGGCAATCCACTGGCATCGTGGATGGGTTGCGGATGCGCTGGAACGGCTACGAAGGCAACCCGGAACGGGTAGTCAACCACGTTGTGGCGCTCGACCACTGCCACGAGCTGATGATTCGCAACTGCTTTTTGACGGCCACTTATGTGCCGGGTGAAAAGGACTTGCGGGCGCGCAAGTTGCAGAATCCAGGCGACGGCGACATGGCCGGCAACGATGGCGAAGGCTTCATCAATGAGCAGCCGGGTGGCAGTGACGCCGCGATCTGTGGCACGGGCACGGGCTGGAGCGCTACGCGTCTGTTCGACAATAGCAAGAACTTCCGGAGCCTTGGGCTTTCGTTGCCCAACGTCGTGCGCATCGTAGCTGGTAGGGGGAACGGGCAGTGGCGCACGGTGACGGGCATCGGGGCCAACAACGAACTGATTCTGGACCGGCCGTGGGACGTGATTCCGAGCACAGACCCCGCTAACCCGAGCCGCTATTTGCTCAGCCGCTTCACGGCCGATCGGATTATTCTGGAGAAAAACCGCACGCGTGACCTGAAGCGGGCTATTCTGTTCTACTTCAGCAACACCATTGACGTCATCGTGGCGAAAAACCACCTGCTACGCTCTGGCCCCATCGACTTCACGCCCCGATGCTCAGCAATCGGGGGCTCCAACCTGATGAGTGGCCCGCAAGCTTTTGCCGTGCACTATGGTTCGCGCATCGTCGATAACATCGTCGACGGCCGGGGCGACACAAAACAAGCGGCAGCCATCTTGTACCACCAGGCGCAGTACGTGCAGCCGCAAACCTTCGGCACCAGCTGCATCAATGCCGTCATCAAACGGAACGAGGTGTGGAATGATAACCCGGATCAGGACGTGATCATCGACGCCGACTTTAAGTCAGGTATTTGGGGCGGAATGCAATTTCAGTGGTGGATGTACAATTTCCAGGACAACCCCAACCGGCCGTGCATGATGAATTTCATTGTAGAAGATAACCTGGTCGTGGGCTGTAAATATTACGTGCGCAGTAGCACGGGCAACCTGAACTTTTTGGCCAACCGCAACCGCTACAAAAATTGCCCGCAAGGCTTTTTCAAGGAAACTTACGACGGCAATACCACGCCCGGCCGCAATGTGCTGGAGCTAGGAAGCTATCAAGATCCCAACCTATAGCATGGCCCGTTCCATCACGCAGATTTATGATACGATTCAGGAAGCCCGCACCGCTGACCCGGTGCTGGCTTCGCTGAACTCGCCCAGTGCGACCGCGGTGCACCGTTTGTGGGCCTACATCACGGCCGTGGTGTTGTTCATGCACGAAACGATATGGGACCGCCACAAAGCCGACGTGGACGCAGCCCTCGCCCGGGCTAAACCGGGTACGCCTACCTGGTACGCGGAAGAGATGCTGAAATTCCAGCTAGGTGATACGCTGGTGGCGGATGATGACGGCATCCATTACGCTGCCGGCAGCACCGGGGCCCAGATCATTACCCGTGCCACCGCGAAGGAAAACGACACCACCGGCCGCCTGCAACTCTTTATCAAAGTAGCCAAGAACGGCACCGCGGCGGGGACGCTGGCGGCGCTGAGCGGGGCGGAGCTCACGCAGGCCCGCGGCTACATCGACCGGAAACGATTCGCCGGTACCAACCTGCAAGTGGTGAGCCGCGACGCCGACCGCTTGCGCCTGGAAGGGGAAGTGCACTATGATCCGCTGCTGGAGCTGGAGGGCGACACGGGGCTGAAGGCGCTCGTGCGCACGGCCGTTGCCGGCTACCTAGCTACGCTCGACTTCGATGGCCAAGTGTTCTTGTCGAAAATTGTCGACGCAATTCAGCTGGTGCCCGGCGTCAAAGACGTGCTGCTCACCAAGGTGACGGCCCGCAGTGGCGCGGCCGTGCCCACCGAGATCGAGCGCGTGTACGAAACCCAGGCCGGCTACATTGTCGAAGACGATGCCAGCGGCGCCGGCTTTGCCGATACTCTCACGTTTGTGCCTTATGCCTAAGCTACCCACGCGGTACCGGCTCGATCTGCCGGCATTGATCACGAACCTGCTGCCGGCCATTCTGCGCAGGCCTCGGCACATTGCCTGGCTGCTGGCGCTGCTCTCCCCCGTGATCAAATTATATGAGCAGTTCACCGCTTATTACTTCCTGGCCCGTCGAGAGCTCAGCTACAACGGGCAAACGATGATGATGGAGCGGGCGCTAAATGATCGATTCGACCCGGCCTTCCGGCGCATTCGCATCGTGAATGCCGACACGCAGTTCGACCAGACCTATTTCAATTTCGTGCGCGAACAGCAGCCGTGGAAGTATGCCCACCTGGAGCGGGAAGATGAACCGCCCTTGTATATGCACCGCTACAGCGAATTTGTGAATCAGACCGGCTTTACGGTCCGCTGCCCACTGAACCTAGCTACGCAACAAACGGCGCTGCATACCCGGATCCGGCAACTAAAGATTGCCCTTGTTAAGTATCAACTTCTTTTTGTTCAAAACCCGTGAAGCAAGTACTATTTTTTGAGGGTGGCCGCCCGTTCAACTGGGATGATATGGAAACCATGCAGGCCGAACTTTATGCGGCCCTGCTGGCTTCCTTCGATGGCTTGCCAGCGTGCGCGGTGAGCGGTTGCGAAGTGCAGGCCGTTGGCAACAACCTGTACACGGTGATGCCTGGCATCGTGTACATGAATAAAACGCTCTACCGGTTCAACGGGCAGACCAACGTCAGCCTGCCCATGGAGCTGTTTCCGGGGGCACCGGTGATGCTCGACGAGCGGCCCTACGAAACCGGGGGCAGCAAACCTAGCTTTCGAGAAGATACGCTCAACACCCGCGGCGGGGACGGTGGCACAGGCGTCAAGCTCATCGTGCGCCCGGAAGGGGTGTTGCGCGTCGAGAAGGCGCGCGAGGCCCGCACCCGGCGCCTCGGCGTGATCGAAGCGGTGGCCATGCTGGTAACGGATGATTACGACCAAACGGGTAAGGGGCGGTATGGCACCACGGCCCACGGGTGGGCGCTGTGCAATAGTGAGAACGGCACCGTGGATCTACGGCGCCGCTTCCTGACGGGCTACGATCCGGAAAATTCGGATTATGATACCGTGGGCAAAACTGGTGGCCAAGAGAAGGTAGGACTGACGGCGGAGGAAGGCCCAGCGCACAGTCACGGCATGACATCCGTGGTGAAATATAATTCCGGCAACCCGGTTACGTTCGATGCCGGCAGCAGCGGCGCCAAGGCTGCCAACAACGCCAACGGCGGATTGAATACCACCAACGCCAGTGGCAGCGGCCAACCCCACGAAAACCGTCCGCCGTTCTACGTCGTGGCGTACACCCAGTGGATCGGAATTAATTAATTTTAAATAAAAACGTAACGATGGGCGAAGTAGATCACACCGCAATTATTAGCCAGGCACTGGAGACGATGAAATCCGTCACGACCACCGCCAACCATATCAGCGTTCCCGTGCAGGTGGATCAGCCAGGCGTCCCGCTCGGCATGGGCCACGTTTCGTACGCCGTCGACTTGCAGCGCGAAGAAGGGGGCGAGTGGCAGGCAAAAGGCGTGAAAGAAGTGCCTTCCGCATAG